CGCATCATCATTTAATGACGTTTTATTTACATTATTTACCATCTTATCAATTATATTATTTAATCTAGCTTCGCTTTCCAATTGATTAAGTGATTTGCCTATCTTTGAAGCTATTGAACCGTATATATTATCAATTATTCTACTAATTATATCCACACTACCGTTTGATGAATTAAATAGCGTTAAGCTATCAATATAATCGTTATTAAGGTCGGTAAGCGTTAAGTTATCATAGCTTGGTGCCGAAGTTATTGTAAGTGTGTTATTCGGCCTTGTAAGGGTACCTATTGAGTCAAATCTAATGTTTAAGGTGTTATTCCATGTATAGGTAACACCATCATTTTGAAGCACACCATAAAGAAAAGTATTAAAATCAGTACTGTTGGTAAATGGTGTTGTGATATCTGAATATATTAAAACACCAGCTATTGAATTAGGGTCTATTTTAAGAATATTCATAAAGTCAATCTTCTTAACTTCAATCTCAATTCCAGTACCAGTTGATTGAATCCAAGATGGCAAATGAGGGTCGACACCGCAACTTACAATGCTTTTTAATTCGACTTTTAAAGCATTTTTGATGTCTTGTTCTATCTTAGACAAGGTATGAGTCAAGGTATCGACAACAGCTGATATCAACGCTTCATAACCAATTAAAGATTTGATTAAATCAGTTAAAAAATTTATAGGGTTACCATCGTTATTAACAGAAGATAACGATGACGTTAACTTTAGTTTAGGTATACCTTCAGTTATTGTTCTAGCCGCAGCTATCTTACCAAAAACTTTTTTTTTCTTATCTACTATTGACATAGTTAAAAGTTCATATCGTTATCTGGTTCGGCATCATTTTCTTTAAGCATTTCCCTTATAGATTTAAAATCACTAAGAGATGCTTTTCCGTTACTACGTTCACTTATCGCTGAATCAACATCACCACGATTTTTAATTATATCGCTTTGTAATTTAGCAAGTTCTAATTTGATTCTTATTGCCGAATCTTTTATTTTTAATAAACCACCCTTTTCTTTAACGATTTTGGTTATTTCGTCAACATCGGTTGGTGTCATAGTAGTTGATAATTCGTTGATAGTTCTTTGAGCATCATTTATTTGTAAACAAGCATCATTGTAAGTTTCTTGCATAAGACCTTCCAATGAATTCGTATTGTTTACCTTTACTTCTTGTTTTTGTTTTCTGGGCATAATTTTCTTTTACTATAAATATCAAGAATTAAAGTTTTGTTCTAAAACCTACTCTAATCCACTATTCTTTAAAAAAGTATATAGTTCTTTATAGCGTTTCATGGCTAATCTAATATCCTTGGTTGATAGATTCGTATAGTTCCTCATTGTTTCTAAAACTGAGTTTTTATTATATTTAGAACCACCATCCATTGATTCAAAAGCTGTTTCCCAATTTTCAAGTATTTCAACCAAAGCGTAACCAACTTTTTTTTCATTTTCATTAAGTTTTTTCTTTGGTGGTAATTCAGAATCATCTAACTCTTTTTTAACCCCATCAATAACTTCTTTGATGAAGTCATCCATAGAAAAAACATCTGATTCTAATTCATAGGATAAATTTTCGTTTTCTTCTAAGCTATCGGAATTGTCCTCATATGATGTAGTTTGTTTAAGTATTTTTTCATCTTTGATGATTAAACCTAAAATATAATTTCTACATATCGTTCCAAAATATGAATAAGCTTTTTTACCACGACCACGCTCGAATCTATGTACTTTTGTCATTAAAAATGAAACGGTATCACTATGAACTTCTTCAAACGTATAACCTTTTCTATATAACTTGTACCTTCTAATTATCGACTCAATCATTTTAATTATGGGGGCATTTAACCATTCATTAAAAATCTGATTCCTTTCTACTTCGTCTGTTGATTCTAGAAATTTTATTACTGCTTCTTCTTCCTCTGGACCAAAATACATTCCATTTTTTCTTTTGCGTCCTCTTTTTATCATAACAGTACTATTCTTGGTATGTTATTTCCCTATCTTTTGCAAAATAACATTCTTTTTTAGCTTGAGCTAACCACCATTTAGCTTCTACTGGCGTTAACTCTTTAGAATATTGTGCAAATAACGAATTAGGGCGTTGATTAACGTGTTTATAAGCGAACCTTGGTATAACCATCACCTTAACGGCTTTGAACGTCATACGTAGCAAGAATTCGTAAATGAAGGTTAATTTGATGTTGGATTTAAACCCACCAAATTTTTCATAGATTGATTTCTGAATAACCATACCATCAATATTAAAGTTTTGATAAGTTAATAATGCATTGTTATCCAATATACCTAATTCATCAGCAAAGCTTTGGGCCCAAACTGCTTCATTGGTAAGACCAATAAATTGACCTTCTGAATTTACGTCAATAATAATTGGCATAAAGATACCAACATCACTATGTGCGGCTCTATATTCAACCACATTTTTAAACCAAATCTTAGCATATTCATCATCATATTCAAGGATACTAAACCATTCAGATTTAGAAACGCTAACACCGTAGTTAACTTGGGAAGCGAAATCAGTATCGCCATCGTTTTCAGCAATTACTGTTATGTTTTTAAGGTCGCCAAAATCAAATGATGTTTTAACATAAGTGCTAACTTCACTATCTTTTGGTACTACTATAATTAATTCATCTGGTCTAACAATTTGTTCGCTTACGCTTTGAACTGCATTGCTAAATAATTTTTTTGTTTCTTCATCCAATTCATGCACTGGAATTATTACCGATATATTACTCATTGTTTTTAAATTTTTCTATTGTTATTTTAAATCGTGTTTTAGTTTGGTGCGTTTCTTTATGTTCAATGATTGCACTTGTTATTGCTAACGGTTCAGATTGGTCATATATTAATGTAGCTTCATATTTACCATTAGAGACATCACTTAACTTTTTTGTTAAGTTAACAAATGCTTCGGCTAAATCATTTGGTATACTACTATCGTAACTTTCACCAAGATAGTTTTTAACTTGGTATGTTGATATTTTGTCCATAACTACTTAGTAACTGATTCTGTTAATTCAGTGTATTGTTGTTCTAGGGTTGCTAATAGATTACCAATTTCGGCTTTTCTATTTTCAACTAGCCCAGCATACACTGACGTTATTGCTTCAACTTGTTTTTCTGAGGTATATTGACCAGTGCTTTCTTTAATGCTTTCTATTAAGTCAGTTGGTACTGAATCTTCTAACCATACTTTCATATAAGTTGCAATAAGTTCTGGAATATTAAGTGTGGTGTTGGTCCAAATACCGTTGTTTTTAATCGATAAGTTTCCTTCAGCATCTTGTTGTTCCATCCATTCTGGAATAAGGTTAGGCATCTTACCGATTACTGGTGTTCCAGATTCCATGGCCTCTAACGGGAATGTACCGAAACCAGATTGGTCATCAACCCAAACAGCCAAACAAGATTTACCTAATTCATTTGCAAATTCTTCTCTAGGTAAGCCACGCAATTCTTTAAATGTAACCCATTTATAAATTGGATATTGCAAATAAAAAGATTTAGCAATCTTAGTTGCATCAGTTTGGTTTCTAGTTAAAATAGTAACAATTGGAAGCTTAGGTTTATTACTTGGTTTAAAATAAGTTGGGATTGCAACTGGTACCACGTGAAGCCTTACTGAAGGAAATAATGTGTTTAAGTATCTAGCTTGTTTTTCGCTAGTTGTTATCACATCATTAAAACCATAATCAGCATTCCATCTTTTACCAATAGGTAGTAATTCTAATAAGTAATCATAGCTTTGAGAGAATACAATTTTCTTACATGGGAAACCCTTAACTTGGTCCATGATGTTTGAGAAAATTTCTGGGATGATTATGAAATCAGATGGTGTAACATTTAATTGTTGACCTTCAATTGATACGTGTGGTAGGTTAGCATATTCCTCACCTAACCATTCAGCAATACCTTGGCCATTTTCGTCACCTCTTAATTTATAATCATTTCGTTCATGTAATATTGCTGCTTTATAACCCAAAGAGTTTAATAGTTTAACATGTTCGTAAATATTTGCGATACCAGCGGTTGGGTTGCCTCTGGTGTCAAGTGTAAAAAAATATAGACCAAAATCTTTATCATCTAATTTTTCAATTACTCCTTTTGCTTGTGCAATTTGTTCTTCAAATTGTTTTTTTTGTGCTTCCATTTTATTTTTTTCGTTTGCTTTATTGTTAAAGTAATTAAATGCTTTAAGATTTTTTTCACGGTCAAGTCCGTTGGGGCCAGTCCACCCACCTAAGTCACTTAATAATTTACTCATTATTTTTCTTTTAATATACCGTAATTATATAACGTATTAAACGCTATTTTATATGCTAATGGTGTCTTGTCCAATGCTCTTTCAACACCTAATGTTGTATCAGAATCTTCATCATCATAATCAATCAATACCTCAATCATTGTTTTTAGTATTTCAAATTTTGATAAGTCGATTTCTTTACCTCTAGTTGTAGATGTTTCGTAAGATTCTTTACCACTAACTTCACCATTTTCATCGTAATAAGTTTTTGTTTCTTCTGTAATAATCTTATCGTTTGGTTTATAACCACTAGGGGTTATTGCTTTATCAAAAGCGTTAATATCAATATAGTAAATTGTTCCACCGAAATCTATCATGTTAATTAATTTCTTCGTAATCTGTTGTTATTGTTTTTGTTAATATTCTATTTCTTAAGGTTTCATCTTTCATAAAGTCTAACAAAGAATCAATTTCATAATCAGCACTTGAATCGCTATTATAAGGGGCCTTAACCTTTACACTTATTTTACCAGATGGTTTAGCCGCCAATGCTTTTGGGTTTGCGGTTATTAAAACATCGACATCACTCCATTCATCTTCATGTTTTTTAACAAATTTGATATCGGTGATTCTACAACCAGTTTTAGAAAGGAAAAAAAATGTAG